TTTTTCAGGTGTAGTTTTTCTTGTGCAAATAGTATCTGCATCTAGTGTCATAACCAGATCTTTGTCGCTAAACTTTTCAGCTACTTTTAAAAATCTAACTGCTTGTAGATAACCTATTCTAGCAGTGTCATTTACAAACTCTCTTTGTTCACTTGTATATTCTACACCTTTAACTTTTTCTATATGTGTAGGATTTACAACATGGACATGACAGGTTATCCAAGGATTAAAATATTTTATACTTCGTACTAGATGTATGGCCCAATCATCGTAATAAGTTTGATCACATCCTACTAGTATGTTATAACGTGGCATCTTCCATCCCTGCTACTCTAAGTTTAACCACGTTTGTAATTTGCCACTGCTTTTGATCAAGTGCTTTGAGAACACCTAACCATTTGTTACGCATTAGTGCAAACTCGTTAATAATCTTTTCGTAGTCAACAACGTCTGCCTCGCCGTCAACGTATTTTTCAACGTCACGGCTTGACAGAGCTCGTTGATAGTTTTCAAGATATTTTTTAAAAAACGAACTACGCAATCTACGCAGTTCAATATTTAAGTAGTTCAGGATTGCTTCAATTTCTTGCAGTTGATTGAAGCGGTGTTCGACAATGCCGGGCATTTCTGCCGCGGCTCGTTCTACATTGCCGTGTAGTTTTACTTCCTTACGAGCTTCAGAAAGTTCTGACTCAAAGTGTGCTACTGCGTCTGGAATCTTAGAAATATCTCTAGATATTTCACTATACCAACCCATTACCAGTCCTCTTCTTCGTCATCGTATGAGTCATTATCAACATCAAGATAGTAGTTAATTGCATTGTCAAGATCATTGCAGTTGCCAAGTGCGTTTTTAAAATGTTCATCGTCTGCGCCATAATCTGCACAGACTTCAACGTAGCGTTCTGCAACAACTTCAATATTTTTCTTGTCAATGTTATCCTTAAACACTGTCCAAATATCAACAATTTGTGATTCATCCATTAACAGGCTCCTCGATTGGTTCTTCTATGTCGTCTTGGATATTTACCTTTTCATCAGTAATATTAACATGATCTGACATTACCATATCGAGCAATTCGCCTGTCCAGTTTTTACGATATTCTTTGTGTTCTTCGCCTTTTGAATCAATATATTTTAATCTGTTGCCATCTTTAGATAACAGACCTTTCTTTTCAAAAAGTTCTACAAGTCCACTGTAAGGGTTCATACCTGTCTCGTATGGAATCTTAACTTGCACACCTTCAAACGGTTTTGCGTAACGTGTTTTCATTACTTTACAGCCTGCACGTATACCACGTACTTCGCTGATTTTGTTACCGTCTTCGTCTTCTTTTAGTTTTAACTTTTTCATTGCAACTACAATTGAACTTGCATAGATAAAGCCTTGTCCACCGCTGATTTTGTCATCTGGATCAAACATATCTTGGCTTGCATATGTATGGTTAGTACATACAAGTCCTACATTGTGCGAACCAATCATATTAACTGTGTTACGAACAAGTGAAGTCAATGCCTTAGGCTTACGACCCATATCACCTTTCATATCACCTTTGTTAAATTGATCAACGTCTGTAGGTGTTAGTAACATACCCAAACTATCAATAACAAACAGAACTTTAGGACGATCTTCTTCGTCCATTGCTTTGTAGTCTGTCATGAATGTTGAAATAGTTTTTGCTACATCATCAATCATTGACATGTTTAGTTTTAGTAGTTTTTCTTCTGAAGTATCTACATCAAGAGCGTGTAGCCAACTTTCATCAAGTGCATTCTCTGAATCAATTAGTACAACAAAGATGCCTTGATCCTGTGCTGCTTTTACAATGTTACCTGCACAGATATATGATTTACCTGCGCCTGACTCACCTGCAAACACAGTCACCTTACCCATAGGAACACCTTTGTGAAAATCACCTGAGATAAGATAATTGAGTGCATAGTTACCTGTTGAAATCCAATCAGTGGGATCATTAAATCCTGCACTCATACCTGAAATAGATTTTGTTAGTTGTGTCCGAAACTTGCTCGGATCAAACGATTTAGCCATAGTATCTCCTTATCAAATAAATGGGAGGGATTGCTCCCTCCCTGTGCTATTAGTTACTTTGTCTTGAACGGATCATTGCAAGAATGTCTTGCGCATTACCACTTTCTGCAGGTGCTGGCTCAGCCGCTGGTGCTGGAGTTGCTTCTGCTTGTGGTGCTGGTGCAGTTTCTACAGCTGGTGCTGGAGTTGCTGCTGGCGCTTCTGTTCTTGAAGTTGCAGTACCGTTAGTTGATGATACATTTGGATCACCTGTACGTGCTGCCATACCCGCTGGACGGAAATACTGACCAAAACGATCAGCATCATAAGCCTCGCCATCAACAGATGCTTCAAACATCTCCTTCATAACCTTAAGTTCTACATCAGTAGGTTTCTTAGGTAAGAAGTCGCTCAAGTTAAACAAACCGTGTGTGTTAACTGCTTGCATTTCTGCATCACCAAGTGGACGCTCTCTACGTGCCCAGTTAGATGTTGAATAGTCTGCGTAACCACCTTTGGTTGTTTTTGCAAGACGGAAGTCTACGCCAGCAGTATAATCTGTTGGTAGTTCTTCCATGTCTGGATCCATTAATGCCGCTTTGATAATTTGGAAAATTTGTGGACCGATGATAAATCTACGGATTGGATTTTCCGGAGTTCTATCTTCTGCTAGTGGGCTATCAGTTACAAAGCCTTGGAATACGTATGAACGTTTCTTCCAATACTTGCGACCCATGTCTTCAAGACTTGGATCTTTAAACCAACCGCGTACCTCATTTAAGATATCGCATGTTTCGCCATACATTTCCATACATGGAATCTGTACCTGTACAGGACGTGAATCAGTTTCACCTTTTACTCCTGCAAATGGTAGTTTGATCATCAAACGTTCTTTCCAAAAGAAAGTGTTTGACTCATCACCATCAGGTAAAAAGCGTAGAACACTTGTCTCGCCTTCTTTCATATTCCAAAATGGGAAAATTGCGTTATCGCCGCCGCTTGTTGAACCACCGCTTGTGCGTGATTCTTGCTCTTTTAGTTTTGCTCTTATTTCAGCTAATGATGCCATAGTTTTGCCTCCTTATATATTGCCTATTGCATTGTGCCTAAAAATCATATAGCACATTATGTACTATACGATAATATTTAGCAGAAGTCAACCTTTTTCTGCTATTTTTTTGAATTAAATAGCTAGTCCAGCCATTCTTTTCAAATCATCCAGTTCACTTGACTCGTCTGTGCCATCGTGTTGTGGAATTCCTCTTGTAATTGGTTCTCCTGTTGTAGGATCTCCATCTATTCCTCCAATTGTATATCCTATTTCTAGTTTCATACCTGGTTGGATTTTGCTTGGATCATCTATATTGTTAATCTCTGCAATGTGTTGTATTGCTTCTTCGACGTCCATGCCTTTAAGTTCGTTTTGCATAAATCTTTTTGCGATACTGAACATAGTGTCACCTTGTTGTACAGTATATGTTCCAACATGATCTTCTTGCATAGTATCTGAGTTACGCATTTGGTGCTGTTCAAACTTGTGTTTAATTGCTTCGATAAATTCTTTTGCTCCAGTAATATACTGTTCGCCGTAGTCTTTTTCTACCGCTGTTAGCACTGCTGTTTCACCTTTTGGAAATTGTCCAGTTTCTCTGTCAAACAATGATAATACAAATTCAGTGACTGGAATTTTTTCGCCGTCTACTTCCATTTCGTCTTCGTCATCATCTCTTGCTTTTTTAAGAGCTTGGGTGAATTTGTTACCTTCTTCTGGCTCGCTTTCTAAGCCTGATTCAACTACATCGTCTGCCCATGATTCAAAACTTTCAAAGTCATACTGTCCGTGATCCCAATCATCGCCACCGTATAGGTCTTGATATTCATCGTATGAACTTGGCTGTCCGTCATCATTGTCTTCGTCTTGATGATCTTCCCAAAACTCGTCAGCCATGTCAATTACACTACTGTATGTATCATGAAACTCGTGCATTTCCATGTCTTGTGCATCGTCGGCCATTTCTTTATATAAAGCAATATCATCAATGCCATATAATTCTTGGAAATTATCTTTGTGTGGATAATGACTTTCGCCTAGCAAATCCTCAGGACCAAGTTCTTTTGCTTTGGTCTTTTCATTTACTAACTTGTAGATATATGGAAATACATCTTTTAATTCTTCATTAAACTGTCTAATAGTTAATTGATCAATCCAATTACTTGCTACTTCATCTGGAACATCTTCTAGCACAGGTTTTTCGAAACCTTCAAATGCTGTTTTGTAATGTGTAGGTTTTTGAAGTTGTTCAATTGTTTTCTTGACTGTGTCAATTCTTTCGTACACAACATCCATGTAACCTTGTAAACCTTCAGCCATTACACCTGAGCGACCCATGTAATTTTTGAATTTACGTAGTTTGTTTAATTCTTCTGAAAGACTAACAATGTATTTGCCAAAATCATCATAAGCATTACCGCCTTCTGCTACATGACGTGCCATTGCTCTTGCACCATTCAAGTGTCTGTAAGGATATTTAAATCTTTCTCCTTGATCACTTTCAATGTAGATTGCTTCTACATGTTGTGTTCTACCATGTGCAAGTTCTTGGTTGACAGGCTTGCTGTGTCTAAGTGCGAGTCTTGCACTGCCAACATCTTGATAACTGGTCTTGCTTGTACCATACATCTTTGATTCGCTCATTGTTGTGTCTCCAGTATTATTCGCTAAAAATTTATAATCTCTGCGGTTGAGATTTGATTTAGTAATATCTCTTGTGTCAAAATTTAATAGTCTTTTCTTTGCAAAGTAACGTAGTTCTTTTAAAAATCCATACCATTTTTCTTTGGTAAACTTATCTTGGCCTTCAACAAAATTATTGCTAAACATAACATTTAGACTGTTTTCATCTACACTTATACTTACTTTGCCTAG